CTCATCAAACTCATCTGTTTTTCTAGTTTGACCGTAGGCGCTATACGAGCCCGCAAATATATTTATAAATTTATCTAGTTCTGTCATCACCACTTTGTGTTTCGGGGGGTGTGGAGTTATGGATCACAACCCCCAAAATCATTTATGCTTTGTTTCTAATGCCTTCGTAGAACTTCTTAGCTCGTTCATACATCTTAGCATCTTCTAACATTCCAACTTTTTCTACGTTGTAGCCATACCATTGATTACCTTTACCTGTATTTAATACAGAAGATAATTTATATATGTGGCTAAACGATGGTGGTGTGTATGGTCCATCTTTTCCATCTAAACTAATAGACTTCATCATGGAGTTCCATTTTCTGCTAATTTTACCTTGAGACGAACTCATAGATACCATTGCAGTTTCAGAACCTTTATCACCCACAATAATTACAAAGTGTTGACCAACAGTTAAAATATAATTACCATTCTGTAATCTATCTTTATTGTCAGGGCCTTTTGTAGTTTTTTCTAGAATATCCGAAGTATCTGGGTAGATCATTTCAGGTCTACCTGAACCTGTTCCATAATCTGCCCACTCTTGAAACTCTAGTTTATAATGACATGGAATAACTTGTATCCCTTTGTCACCATCATATAACTGTTTCGTAACAGTGTTTAAGAACATACCAGGTTCTGCGCCTTCAACATAATTTTGATTACGCTTCTGTGCTTCCGCTGATCCGTTCTGCAATAGTTTTAAGATAGGTGGAGCCAGACTTTCTGTCTTCACATTCTCAAAACCTTTTTGTGCATCTGCCTCAAATAAACCTGCAGATGGTAGGTTTTCTTTTTTAGTAGTTACTTGTTTCTCGCTACTCATTTCTAGTTTCTCCTTGTTATTTTAGTTTGGTTACCTTCAAACGGTTTGAACAGCTCATTAGGAATTTCTTGACCGTTTTCAAGACGCTCCCTTACTAGAGCCTTTAAAGTCATAGGGTTCACACCAATTTTTTGAACTGGTTCAAACCCTTGACCTTTTGCAAGGTCAGCATATGATGCCGCCTTGTTGTCTTCGCCACGACCAAAGGTAACGGTAATGTCATTTTTAATAACATCACCTAGACCGTTGTTACGAAGCCATGTAAAAGCTGCTTCCTGTTGATCTTTAGGAATAGAGGCGCCGTAGATTTTTTTAATCTCTACTTGCTCACCATCTTTCAGCTTTAATTTTGTAATCTGCATATCATCCATCATTGCAGGTATTTCTACAGATGAAACTTCTTTTGCTTTTTCTTTTAATTTTTTTAAAGACTCTTCAGCATTAGCAATTTCATCTTCTAAATCTTTTAATTCTAGAACTTTGTCGGACAATCTTTTAGCGGAATCTATCTGCTTCACAGATTGCATTCTATCTTTTTCAAAATCAATTTTTGTCATAACTTTCTTGCTTTCTTATATATAGGTTTATAATGTATTTGTCAACCCCCGTGTAAATTTATTTCTACAGGATAGTATTTTCTTTCTTGTTTATCCCATTTTAGTAAGTTGTATTTACCATTCGTAATATCTGATACTATAGAACAAGCCACACCAATTATAGCAGGATCGCCTGTAAGTAGTAAATAATCTTTTTCTTTATATTCTCTTAATTTTTGTTTTAATGTTTGTATTACATACGCGGGACTCAAAATGATCTGTGAGTTTTCTGGTAGTAATACTTTTAAATCACCAAACTCTGTTGCCCCTATAATATTAATTTTAGGTGTACCTACTTTAGATCCTGGTATGTCTTGTATAACAAAGACTGTTGCCATTAGTAATATATCCTTCTTGACATTGTTTAACACATAATATATATGCTTCCAATAGAAAGTTAAAAGATATTATGCATTATAAATATAAAAGCAAGCCTTTTGCTCATCAAAAGAAAGCCCTTGAAATGTCATGGGATAAAGAAGTTTTTGCGTATTTCATGGAAATGGGTACAGGTAAATCAAAAGTATTAATAGACAACATTGCTATGCTTTATAACGCAGGCAAGATAAATGGTGCTTTAATTGTGGCACCAAAAGGTGTGTATAAAAATTGGTTTGATCAAGAAATACCAAACCATATGCCTGATTATATACCAAAGAAAGTTGGCCTCTGGAAAACCAAACCCAATGCACCAGACTTAAAACCTTTGTTTTCAACAGGCGCAGAACTTCATATTCTTATAATGAATGTAGAGGCGTTCTCTACTAAAAAAGGTGTGCAATTCGCAGAAAAATTTTTAAATAGTCATAAAGCTTTGATGGCTATAGATGAGTCTACTACTATTAAAAATCCTGGAGCGTTAAGAACTAAAACTATAGTGTCATTAAGACCGCTTACAAAATATAGAAGAATACTTACAGGCTCACCCGTTACAAAATCACCTCTAGATCTATTTACACAATGTTATTTCCTAGATCCTTATTTATTAGATCAGTCATCTTATTATGTGTTTAGAACTAGATATGCTGTGTGTAGAAAAATAAATGTATCTGGTAGATCTGTAGAGATTGTAGTTGGATATAGAAATTTAGCTGAACTATCAGAAAAACTAAAACCTTTTTCATATCGTGTATTAAAAGATGATTGTTTAGATCTACCTAAAAAAACATTTATGAAAAGAACTGTAGAACTTACAGCTGAACAAAAGAAAGTGTATAAACAAATGAAACAAGAAGCGATTGCATTCTTAAATGGTAAAATGGTTACGTCTGCTACTGTTATTACACAGCTTATGAGACTACATCAGATAACTTGTGGTCATTTTAAATCTAATGACGGCACAGTACAAGATCTTAAAAACAATCGTATCTCAGAACTTTTAGACATAATACAAGAGGTAGAAGGCAAAGCTGTAATATGGGCTCACTACAGACACGACATAGAAAAAATTGTAGAGGCTATATCAAAAAAATATGGTGAAAATACAGTCGTTACATATTTTGGTGATACAAGTACAGAGGATAGACAAAAAGCAATAAAGAAAATACAGGATAAAGAATCACCAGTTAGATTTATAGTTGGTACACCACAAACAGGTGGTTATGGTATTACACTTACAGGTGCATCAACAATGATTTATTATTCTAATGGTTATGATCTTGAGAAAAGAATGCAATCAGAGGCTAGAATAGATCGTATTGGTCAAGAAAAACCTATGACTTATATTGATATTATGGCTGAAGATACTATTGATGATAAGATTGTAAAATCATTACGTAACAAAGTTAATATCGCTACAGAAATAATGGGTGAAGAATTAAAAGCCTGGATTTAATTCATAAATAAATTAAATAAACCTACAAGCGTAAGTATTGTGGTAAATGCACCACCAACAATCCAATAAATTACAGTGTCTGTTTTTCTTTCTAGTTTACTTAAATCTTGATGTAGATGATCTATTTGTTTTTTAAATCCTGTTACATATCCGTAGAGAGATACTAAATGTTCGCCAGTTGTCTTTGGTGGTTTTCCGTTAGGCATTATACTAATCCTCTGTTTTTAAGTGTCATCATCTTCTCTTCTTCTGATAATAACGCTTGTTCTGTCATAGTCAATCCAGATTCCAAGACATTTGGTGTTTGTTGTGCTACAGAAACGTTGGGCATAGGTGTCTCTGGTAGTGGTGGCACCATGCTAGTATCTGGCTCTGGTAGTAAATAGTCTTCTACATTTATTATAAAATCTTGATTTAATTTTTGTTTATATAATTTGTTTTCTATTTTACCAAGTTGTCTCAAAACTTTATCATTTAACGGGTTTGGTATTCCTTTTTCTTTAGATTCTTTTTCATATGCTGCAATTACGTTGTCACTTATAGAAAAAGGTTTAAATTTATTATCTTCTATAAAACCATATAAATCAATTGCGCCTCTATCATCAAATTCTTCTGCTATTTTTTTATCTCTTAAACCTAAAAGTTTTACAGCGTCATACAACCTACGCATCTTATTATATGTCTCTAATCTTTGTTGATTAGCTTCTACATATTGTCTAATAATTAAGTTTAAATCTTTGACAGGGTCCCCCGTTCTTGTGCCTCTATATATTAAATTACGCTCTGCTCGTTCGTCTCTTTTAAATTCTTGTATTCTAAAGTTAAGAGTTTTTTCAAGATTAAGTGGCACTTTTCTAAATCCAAATAATCCCATTAATTCATCTGGTATTTCATATTTTGTACCTTTTAAAGTTTGCTCTGTTGCAGCTTTATATAATCGTCTTACCTGTTGAGCAGACCCTGGTGACAACTGCAAAGCTGCATATTGCACCGCTGCTGAAAACTTATCTCCTGGAGACATTCGGTCATTCCAAATTTTTCTTCCATCCTTTGTTACACCTTTTCTAATAAAAATATCTGCTACAACACCTGTCCAAATAGATTCTTGAATAAAAGGTTCAAAAACTTTTGCTGTGGCTTTACTCATTCCATCTAAAAGTTGTGGAACCAAAGGAGCGTTTGGATCTCTTTGCACAGTAGATAGTGTTGTTTGCACAGGTTGAATCATTGTGTCATAAAAAAATCCGTGACTAAAATCTATGTATTTATATTTACCATTCTCATATACAGGTAAAATAGTATTATCTTCTGACCACGTTGGTAACACCTCTCTAATAGCATTAACTTGATCTCTAGTTATTCCGTATAAATATCTAAATCCTTCTGTGGCTATTACAGGTATTGCGGTGTAAGTAGCTGCTTGACCCATTAAACTATTATAACCAATTTGTTTTCTTATAGGGTCTTTAATTTCTTTTAATGCTCTTGCCGTTGTATTTACACCTGTTCTATATATTTCTGCAGGGAAAGCTGCAAAACTTCCAAGTGGAGAACGTCTAACACTTTTTACAAAATCAGATACGTATGCATAGTTAGGCACAGTTTCTCTTACAATCTGCGCTGCTTCTTTCATTAACTCAAGGTCTGTTGGTTTAGTTGCTTGTGTCACAACTTTACCGTTTATGTCCTTAACACCTTTTTTAATTGCAACATTAAAAGCATTGTCTAATTTATAATACTCAGCTAAAAAATTATATACTCTAAAAAAATCATCTTCTGCCGTGTATAAGTCTTGTGCAACATCATACAATCTTTTAAATTTACGTGTACCTGTGTTTAATATTTTATTAAAAAATTGATCTGTTGTCATATTAGCTGTTCTTATTTGAGTTATGTCAGAAAAAATTCCTTCTAATTCTTTAGCTACAATGTTTTGATTAGTAACACCTTCTTCTAATAAAAATCTGTAAAGAGATTGATCCTCAGACATGTTCCTATATTTAGGGTTACCTGTCATTCTATATAACAACTGTGGCTGCACAGTTTTTCTAGATTTGTTTAAAAACTCTACAATCTTTGATGGTGGTATTAATATGTTTCCTCTATGTATTGTTGTAAACATAGAAGAAAAAAAGTTTCTAGCGTGTGTAAAAGGACCTAAAATAGTTTTAGCTGCTTGTGATAAACCTTTTGGTATTAAGTTTATCATTCTATAGGCTAAACTTCTTGTAAGTGGACTACCTACCACAGCGTCTCCTACTCTAATAGCTTCTGCATACGGCACTGTTGTAAAGTATCCGTCTAAAGGACTTTTATAAACAGTTTCTGGTAAACCTGATTTTAAACTTAAAGGTACTTTAGATATTTCTTGGTTTGGTAAGTTTACAACAGCATCGTTATAATTTTTAAAAAATATAGGTCTACCTATTTGACCCCTAATAACGTCAGGATTACCTTGTTTTATGGCTGCAGCTATTCTGTTACTATCTGCTAACAATTGAGTGTAAAATTTATCTCTTGCAACTGTTTCTGCAAGTTCAGACGCTACATTGTAAATACCTTTTTGTGCATCTCTATATTCTCCAAATAATTTTTTAAATGCAGTAAGGTCAGATTCTTTTTGTATCAAACCGCCTCTTCCATCAGGTTTAAATTTACCTGTAGTTATATATTTACCCATATTAACTCTTTGCACAGCTTTATCAGCCAAGGCGCTTTGTTCTCCAATATCAAATATTACTTCTTTTGTTGTTCTATCTCTAAACGCATTTTTAGTTATGTCATTAACTAATTTATTAGCTGTAGCGTCATCTAATGATTTTCCATTATTTCTTGCATATCTTTGTAAAATTTGAGAAACGTTTTTTATATCTTCAGCAGCAGGTCTAAAACCATTAAACAAGCCTCTGTTATCATCTAAAATTCTATAGTCTACAGACAAAGTATTTTTAACTCTTTCATTTAATATTTGATTTAATTTATTTTTACTTACGATTACATTTTTACTAGCTCCAACTAAATTTTTTAAACCTGCTGCAGTTTCTCTAAAAGCTGAAGCGTCAGACATTATTTTATTTATAGATTTTTTAGATACTCCTAGTTTATCTAAAGATTCTGTAAATGCTTTTACACTAGATTTTGAAAACCCAGGAAAAATTATATTGTTTTTTGTAACAACATCGTCTGTGCTTTTAAACATAAACTCAGATATTGTTTTAGAAAAAGCATCGGGATCTTTTACTGCTAGCGCCGCGCCGCTTGTTTCTTTTGATATTTCTCTTAATCTATCATCAAAATTTCTAGAGGCATCTTGTGCTAATACTTTTATAGAAGACTTCTTACCTTCTAATTTTTGAATACCATCAAACAATTCTTGTGTCTTACTACTTCTAGATCTAAAAGGTTTACCAACAAATCTATCTACCCATCTTTCCAACATACTATCGCTATATGCAAGATCTTTACCTTTTTGCACAATAAGTTTACCAATTTTACCCGTGCCCACCACGGCTGGTATAATAGGAAAACCAAGTTCTGCTCCAAACTTTAATCTATTTAATAATTGTCTTTGTGCATCTTCAGCGCCTAAATCTTTTTGTTCTCTATCTAAACCTGTAGGTAAAAAATCTAAAAAATCCCAGTCGCCAAATGTACCTATATCTTCTACATCCGATACAATAAAACCACCTCCAACTCCTCCGCCAACAGCGATGGCTATAAATTTATCTTTCCCTGTTATTTTATTTAAATCGTTTGCTTTTTTTACAGCTCTTGCTGCGTTTACATTGTTTGTAGTTTTAACATACCTACCAGTTTTAACGGCGTTTACTAACTGTCTAACTTTTTGAGAACCTTTTTCCACAACTGGTATAATAGTTTTTTTTGCTATCTTACCTGCACCATACAACTGACCAATAGCTTCTGTAATTTTACCTGCTGCTGTTTCTCTTGCTACATCTTCAGCTGCTTGTTCTATTTTACCTAACGTTGTTTGCTCAAAAGCCTCATTAAACTTAGCTGTTAATGTTTCGTCTACGGGTATATCTTGATCTCTGAATATATCAGTAAGTAAAGTTCCAAATGTTATAAGTCCTTTTGGTATTTTTATACCAGCACTAATACCTGCACCAGTTAAAGATTCTA